ACTTGAACTCTAGCCATTTTGCCTTGGAAAGTTTCGGCTTGTGTAGCAGCTGCGCCGCCAAAGGTATCGCTTAGGGTGGTTATTGCGCCTTCTAGCCCTAGAGTCTTTATTTCAGTAGTAGATAATCCAACGCCTAATCGGGTTAATGCCCCAGTATTACCTTCATAAGCTTTACCGAGTGCGTTAGAAACTGTTTCAACATCTTTACCGGTAGCCGCTGAAATATCTAAAGCTAAGGTTAATAAATCTGAGGACTTAGTTAAGTCTCCAGTCGCAATAGCTAAACGCTGGAACGCTGGGCGAAGTTGATCGTCAGCTACTCCGGTAGCTAAAGAGGTTTTGAGTATTTGTTCCTCAATAGCGGCAATTTGAGCGTTAGTTGCACCGGTGACATTTTTTAACGCATTAGCTAGACGCTCTTGGGCTGCTTCATCCTCAATAGCAGCTTTAACGCCATCAACAGCTAACTTAACCGCATAGGCAGCGGCCGCCGCTGCGGCTGCGGCAAAAGCAGCCTTAGCAGCTGCGCTAAACTTTTCTAACTTACCGCTAAAACCTTCAACTTCTTTCGAGCCTTTATCAAGCTCTTTTTTGAGATTATCGACATCGGCAAGGATGGATAGTTTTAGCGTTCTACTTCCGGCCATTACTTATCCCACTCTTTCAATATCTTAGAAAATGCTTCTTCCCATTTTTTAACTAATTCAGGCTGTATTTTACGCAGTGCTGGGTAGATAAAATAGCCAGAATTTCCTCGACCTTCTCTGGGGGTGCGTCTTGGGAATTGACGATAGCGATTAGATCCGAACTCATAACCCGCCCAGAGATCGCGAGTCGTTGCACCACCTGAAAAACGCTGAGACGCGAATCCGTAAGAGAACTCGCCAACCTTCGAGGTGCGGGAAACTTTAACCCCACTTGTAATGCGATTGACAACGGCCTGTCCAAAGGTTCTTGTGACGCCGTAGGCTTTGACTTCATTAGCGGCATATTGAGCCAGCGCAAAACTTTCGCGTTTAGCCGCATCAACAGCTTCAGCATCCATCGCTTTGAAAGCGGTAATGATTGACCTAAGTTCGCGCTTGTCATAGGCAATCGGCTCATTTACCGCCATCTCGCTCCTTAAGTATCTCAATCGCCGTTAAAACTTCGTCAATGGAAGTCCATTCGCTCATCGGAATTCCGGTCGCTATTGCTACTTCGATAAGTAGTCTATTTACGCTTCCGGACTCGTAACTTTTGGGCTTTCATCTCCAATCGTCATTTCATCAATTGACAGCTCCCAGATTTCCTGAGACTTGGTTGGTTTGCCAGCAGCTTCGCGCTTGTAAGCAAAATAAGCCAAGTCGAGGAAGTCCGCTTGTTGGTAAGCCTTGATATCACTCATAGAGTAAATAGATTTACCGGTCTTGCGTTCCCATTTAGCCCACTCTGGCAAGCCGGCTACATAGGTGACTTCCTCGCCTGTCGTATATTTAATTGTGATATTTAACTTCATCTCCCGATCCTTATCTCTTAGCTAAATGTTTCTGTTACTGCGCCATTCTTGACTTTGAAAGTGAAGCTTACAGTCTGAGCATCGATTCCTGATCCACCAGCGGTCGGAAACTCTGGCAAAATATCAAAAACAAATTGTGCGCCGGTTACGCTTGTTAATGTGATTGCGATTCCTGTGTCCGGTGCTGATTCGGCAGCTGTCCATAGAGCCTCGCACACTGAGTTAGCTTTACCCCAGTCTGCAAGCATATCTAGTTGGAATGTGCCTTCAATATTAACTGTCTTGTAAGCCTCGCCATCAAGAGTTTGATAAGTCTCGCGGACGTTGGTCTTGGTCAATACAGCGTTTGTCGCTTGTGCTTCGATATCTGTTCCACCTGTGAAAGATAGCGAAATGTCGCGACCGGTGATTACTGTGGTTGCCACTTTTTCTCCTTAGTTGGTTTGTGTGTAATAGGTGGAGACGCGAATATCAGCGACTAATAAATTAACCGCTCCGACTTGCGTAACCGATGGCCGCTCTACTGGGCCGACTGTGTAGCCGTCCGGTATTACTGCCAAAACTGAAAAGATTAGCTGCTCAAGATTATCTAAAGCTGCTGGGTTAGAAAGATAAGCGACTCCGCAAGTGATTGTCATATTAATCTTTGCGTGAATTGTTGAGTCGTTAATTGTGTTTAATTCTAAGTAAGGTGAGTCTGGAACAAGAATAACCGCTGGTACTTGCACAGATTCCGGAACGTAGGAATAGACGTTCGCAGATACTCCCGCGAGTGCAGTTGCCAGCGGTGTCCGGATAGAAGAAAGAATCGTCGAGGCGGGCATTATCCCACCATAGCTTCAACGTCTAAGTAAGGGCCGAGTAAGCCAGTTACTTTAGCTAGAAGATTCTTAGAAAGTCTGTATGGAGTGACTGCAAAATCTACGCCTTCAATTGATCCACCGGCAGCGGTTCGGGCTTGGAAGATTTCGACAGAGATAGCCAAAACTGCAGCTTCGACATTGGCATTTCCGACATATGTCGATAGTCCAGAGAGCGCAGCGTTTCCGGCTGGGATAATATTTTTAGGTAATACATCTGCATTTGTGATAGCTGCGGTAAATACATAATCGGTTATTTCATCATTAGTAACTGTGTGAGTGCCGTTAAAAGGTGCTCCGCAACCGGTTATTACAACCGACTGGCCTTCGGTGAATTCGTGAATTGTTGTGGTAAGAAAATAAGCAATATTATCAGTGAGCGTAACTTGTGAAATAGGACTTTGAAAAGTAACCAGCATTGGCAGAATTACATTTTCACTAGCTTGCGCTATGTCATCTAAATAAGCGTCTGAATATAGAGCGGATGAGACGCCCAAAATCGTACGCAGCTCTGAAGCTGTCACTATCGTAGGCATCTCATCTCTCTTTCTACTTAGGGGTGACTGGCCAGCTCGGGAGAGGACTGGCCGTCACTATTAGGAATTAACTACGCAACCATCCACTTATAAGCACCGGCAGCAACCTTTGTTGCTAGTGCGCCGTAGCCGTAATAAGCGACCTCAATCTGGCCGTTTAGAGCTACGTTTGTCTGGAGACGGAAACGTGAAGACTCGTACCAAGTGTAAGAGTCTGGGTTGATGATAATGATGGAGTTGTCTCCGGTTGGAGCTGCGGTTGCCAAGTTACGGGCTACGCGTAGATCAAGACCTAGTACGTTGCCGCGAACTGCGCCGCCGGATAGGTTTCCACCTTGGTTAGATGGGCCGATTAGGTTCTGATAAATCGGACGTCCAGCATCAGCAAGGTTCATAATGTTGCCCCATTGTTCTGGAGAAACAAGAATGTTTGTCGCTGTGCCGAGAGTGTTCTTATAAACTGAAACAGAAGCATCTGATACGAAATCCAAGAAACCAGCTGCGTCTAGTGTGCGGTTTCCGCCATCTGTTCCGCCAGCAACTAGGCCAGCGATTACAGCAACATCAGTTGCTTTTGCATAAGCAAATTCCATTTGACGAACAAGCTCATCAAAGAAAGCAGGTGAAGAACGATCTAGCAATTCGACAGAGAAAGTCTGTCCGCCAGCATACTTCTTAACTGATACTGATAGGAATTCGTTTGTCATTCCTGTTTCATCAATTGCAGCTGCTTCAGCTTCTTCTCCGACTGTTGGGACAGCGGTTAGCTTTGGAATCTCAAAAGACATTCCGGCATCTGGCAAAACGCCGCGAGATACTGAATCAACAGCGGGACGATCAGCGTTTGATAGTGGATTGATGATTTCAGTTAGCTGACGAGTTGGAATCAAGCCAGCGTTGTTTGATGTTGTGTCATCAGCAGCCATAACATATTGACGAGCTGAATCATCTCCGAGCTTTGCGCGAACGCTGTTCTCGAGATATTTCGCCTTAGTGAATTCTAGGCGAGGTGCGGTGTAGAAAGCTGGGCGAGACGCCGAAACAGTTTCTACTTTAGCTGCTTCTACCGCTTCTTCTACGGCAGGAGCAGGAGCGGTAGTGTCTGACACTTGTTCTCCTTCGGTT